CTTGAGGTGTCACAAATAAATGATAAACCTCTTCTCCAGCTGCTCCTCTAATGCCACGGATATAGTTATCCTTGGCATAGGCTTTTAGGGCAACCATTGTGCTATATGCGATAGTGTCAGCAGCTGCTACAGCTGCAGTACTACCAGCAACAAGCCCACTGGATGCATCCCATCTTCGATGCCTATTGGAAGTTGGTGCAGTTACGTCGCCAGAATAAGCAAGGTCGCTTAGGTTTTGCCCTGTTGTAAGGACAGGCCTTAACGCCCCATTATTCTTAACAGCGTAAGAAATTCCAGAAAGCGTTAAAAACGCTACCTGGTCTATACGATCAGCCATTGCATACGCAAGGGCGTCTCGAGAGTGCTCACGGAAGTTGACAACCGATTTTTGATCAGCAAGACGTCCAGCAAGACGGTTTGCAAATCTCAATTGATCGAGTTGTACAACAATATCGTATGCTCGCAAAGATTCTTCATTACCTTCCAGAGTGTTATCCCCAACGATACCATCACCTGTCATGTCGGCAAGAAGTGTAATTACAGCTCTTGCTCCCTTTTCAGATTGGGTAAGTTCGGAAATTCTCTGAACCATTGCATTGGGACCGCTCCCAGCAAATTGGTTAATGAAAGACATATTTCGAGCAACACGCCAAAAATCGCGTGACCAAATAGTGAGCTGTTCACTGGTCAAGGCCGCGAAGTTAGTATTTGCCATTTCGACAATCCTCCAAATTTAAAAAATAAATCGACTTTTTTTATTTGGGGCGATATTCACCCGTATACCCTTTATCGTTGGGATACGACTCCGTGGTTTTACGAACACGACCTCGCGCAGTTTTACGTCAATGCGAGACGAAGGCGATTTTTAGACTGAACGACCAGTGTTAGATATCGTTCTAACAAACGACTTATACAAATATATTACACCATGCTTTAACCAAAGTCACCGCGTAATCGTTTTATTGTTTCTTCCGGTAAAGCAGAAAATTCGGAGTCGGACAAAATATTAAGATCCACTGCCTTCTCCCCACGTTCTCCAGCTCCTTCTCCACGCATCGCAGGCGGCTGTGCATTAGCTGCTGCTATCTTCTTCTTTACTATTGTTTTCTGTTTTTTCTGTTTTATCTGAGTTACTTTACTCGGAGCAGCTTCTGACCCTTTTAATAATTCCGGATATCTTGCAGACAAAGCATATTCAGTAGCCCTTGCCAAAGAATCCGCTGCACCATACCCTTGCATAATAAAAGCATCTCGAAGGTCCATTACTTCTTGAGTTAAAGTCTCATTGAAAGCTGTACTATCTTGATCAAGTATAGGAAACAGCTCCTGAATCTCTGCCGCTTTTTTCTGTAACGCTTGTTCTTCTTGGTTCTGTTGTACAGTTTTCCCCATCTGATTTTGTACTTCAAACATGAGCTGTTCTCTTTCAGCATTACGAATTTCACCCCGTAACTCTACAGCTTTAGCGGAGTCACCATCCAAAACTAACCGTTGGTACTCAAGTTCTTTTTCAGAAAAATTATACTTAGGCGCTTGTGCCTGTGTTTCTGCTTCTTTCTGCTCAATTATTTTGAGCTGTTTCTGCATAGCCTTGTTCTTAGCTAATACTTCATCAAGCCTGGTCTTAGGCACCATGAGAGCTTTTTTCTTTATAGGCTCTGGTTCCAGAACCTCTTCTTCATTTCCTCTATCGTCTGTTGATGCAACTTGTTCCACAGCTTCGTCTCCTTCTGCTTCTCCACTGCTATCTGCCGATTCTTCTGCTTCAACTTCTGTTTCTGCCTCAACTTCTTCTGTGCTCTCTTGAATATCAGCTTCGTCTCCAGATGCGACCGTTTCCGTTTCTTCTGCTTCTTCAACTTCTCCTCCTTCGGGAAAGGTTACTTCTTCCTCGGGTGTAGCAAAATTCATATCAACCTCGAACTTTACTTCCTCAACCGGATCTGCCCCAGGCATTCTATCCATAATTATATCATCTATTGGTGCACTATCAGCTTTTGCTGCTTTTTTCTTTTTAGCCATTTTATCTACCTCCTGTGGGTTTCATAGCTGCCACGGCCATTTTGCTCGCGGCTTGTATTTCAGAATCTGTCGTTCTTTGTGCATTAGTTAGACCAGCTAACCGTTCACGCAGTTCGAGCTCTTCCCGTTTCATTTGAATTTTACTTTGTATCTCTGCCATCTTCAACTGGGGATCCATTTTATTTTCCTCTGCTTTTGACATACTTAATTCTGCTGTTGCTTGTAAATTCTGTACTTCAGCCTCTAGTTTAGCAATTTCTAATTGTATTTGTCTAACTGCTGCCTCAGCCTGGAACTCTTGTAATTTAACTTCTGCCTCACTAGGCTCTCCCGTACCTTCCATAGCCCTTATCCTTTCTGCAATTTCACCTTTACGTGCTAAATGAGAAAAATCAACTATTACATCATTTGGAATAGGTACTCCAACTTCACGTAGTTGCAAAGCTTCTGCAAATTGCATTTCATCAAAATTATCCCTTGCAGGAGAAGTTGCCACAACAACATCATACTCACCAACTGTTAAATCATTAATGACTTCCCCTTCCGGTGTTATTTGATTAAGAACCATTCCTTCACTCCGTTTTCTAGGATCAGACTCATTTACAATTTGAATCAGCCGTTCCTCTGTATAATAGGCCTGTACCAAATTCAAAATTTTTTCTGCGAGATACTGTCTGGTTTTTGCCAGATTGTCCAAGGGCACCTGAATCATCATTGCACCCCGATTTTGTTTTGCACGAATGGCAACCCCGGAAACTTCCGGACTATCCGTACCCAACATAGCATCACTGATACCACTAATAGTTTTAATATTAGCCGCTGCCTTCATTGCTATACGGTCTAAACCAGTAGGGATTTGGTTAGGAGGAATTTTAGTTGGCGGGTTTGATCCTCTATTAAACTCGAGCACCAGTCCTGTTTCCGCACCGTGCTCTTCAAGATCATCTGCATCCATTCCACTCAAGGAACCAGTTTCCACGATCCAACCACTATTTGCGGTTGTATTAACAATATGGAGCTCCTGTGAAGAAATCTTGTTTAATTGTTCCTGTGGGGAAATCAGGTTACGCACCATGCCAAACGGTCTGCCCCTTCTCCAGAATGGGAAATAAGGTACATAAGTAAAATGGTCATAAGGCGACCAATCATCATGCAAAACAACGAGATCTGCTGTTACTGTCCAACGAACTTTACGCATCATCTTGGTAAGAATCTCTAACCCAAACTGATCTGCAAAGGTCTCTCGTTTTTTCTTGGTCCAATTATAGGGAATTTGTCGCATATCTCCTGTAATGCTATCAACGAAATACATACATTCTTTTAACCGGTAATATTGCCGTTCCACCACACGAATCGAGCGTAACGCACGATTTTCTTCCGGGTTGGTCGTATTTCCCTGGTTGTACTGTACTCCACTGTACGTGTCACCGTATCGTACTTCTTCGTACTCTACCGAGTCCGTCCCCAATGCCGAACCCTGTTCGACCGTGATACGTAGCCTATCTGCCTTTTTCCGCCCATATATTTCTTCTATTTCCTCCAGACTCATCCACCTCGTTTCAAAGATCTCGTTCCACGTTCGAGGGTCATAATCTTTAGCATCTGGATCTATAAGAATGTCCAACGGGTCTTTGGCTATTATCCTGACTTCTCCCTGAATATGGTCATCAAAATCTATGCGTACGTCAAACCATCCACGGTCCTGGATAAGACCATCAGCGAAAACCTGGGCTTCGACCCAGTCCATTTTATTGTTGTCAGAAATTTGCAAAAATAATTTTGTGAGGACATCCGCAATTTCCTGTTGTCCACTGCCCCTGGGTTTGAAAGTAACATCCATCCTACGGGTAGTCTGCTCCCCTATCACAGTATTAATTGTAGGCAAGATAGTATTGATTGTCAGAGCCGGTCGTCCCTGGTCATCGAGCGTTGCCAGATCAGCAGCGTCCCATTGTTCCCCACGATAGAAAGCGTCACAACGTTTTGCGACCGCGATATAATCCTGGTGCCCATTGTCCCGTGCTCGAGTGTAAGCTTCCCACTGCCCACGGGCTAACTCATGCTCTTCCAGTTTACTTAATTTTTTCTTAGGTTTAGATTTAATTGAAGTTGCCATTAAGCGCTCATTGCTGTTTTTTCATTATCACCCTTAGCAAGCTGTCTTAGCTTATCTCTCCAAGAAGGATCTGGTTCAACTCTTTCTGTATATATTGCAAATTCTGCCATCATTAAACCAATCCATGCTAAGGCGTCAACTTGGTCATCATGAACACCATTTGGAAAACGTAAAAGCTCCGCGACCAATGGCCCCGTCCAAACAGCATCTTTAGAAAAGTATACCATGCCTTGCTGCATTCTTCCCTGAATTGCGCGGGCCCGTGCTTCTTTGTCCCGTCTACCAATTTTCAAGTCTTTAAAGTATGCTTCATATAGTCTACGCTCTCTGACACGTTTTTCCAAGAAGGGCCCAATTGCCATTTCAATATGCCCTTTTTCAATACCAACGATACCAGGATGCCAAAGTTCATAAAGATCTAAAATACGCTCAACAATCTCAAAACCATCGAACCGGCCACGTACAACATCAACAATATACATAATATCATCTTCATCGACCCCGACAACAAGGCCAACAGTATAATCATTTCTATCCCTTTGACCGATAGCCAAATCCCATGCGCAATAATACTTAAGCCTTGAGAGATCAATATCATCAGCATCATAATATCTTATCATGTCCCGACTGAAATAATCTCCTTCATCAGACACAGGATTCTGCTGATAAAGCGCGGTCCAGTCCCTCGGGCCAATCGCTTTCCTTATTTGTCCTAGTGAATCAGCATTATACCTTTCTGGATGTAAAGCTTCACCTTCTTT